CCGCATTTGATACGATCGTTGTATTCGCATTTATCGCAATCACCGATTATGATTTCGGGTATGCGATGCTCCTTGCAGTATTCATGTTCAATCATAACGCCTTTGCTATTGTTGTATCCATCAACAGACCAGCATTCATCGCACATGTCTAGCAGTGCCAAACAATGCCGCATACCATCATCATAGCTGATATAGTCATATAAGAAGCCCAGCGCATGAACCGGAGAAAGAAACGTATAATCCGGATAGCGTTTTACCAATGATTTTATGACAGCTTCAATGTGCTTTTTATTTGATTCTTTCCCGCCGTAATTGTGGGACAGATAGATTATCTTTTTGATGTCGTTCATGTCATCACCTATAGTCTTGCGTTCATTTCCTTTCTTGAACCGTTCAGATATATCACCGGCGTATCTGTGCTGGACGGCTTGTATTCCTGTGCCTCGCCGTATCCGCCATATTCTAAATTGGCTGCCGTGTTTACGAATAGCTTTGTTACATGGGATATTGCTGAATTGCAAACATCTACACGGAAAAAGCCTTGTTTCATAATCATAGGCAAATGGGTGTGGCTGTGAATATATATGTCAGCGTCCACTATACTCGACATGTCTGCAAGCCTGATTGCCTTTGCTCCCTCTTTCCGTCCTCCGCCTGAACCGTGATTGATATATACCGTATATCTCTGCGGTCTGTTATGTGTATGTCCTGATGTCTTTCCAAAGCGTAAAAATATGATCGCACTGGTCGGAGAATACTTATCCGATATACCAAGCTGCATTGCGATGACTTTGGAAATGTCGAAGCCCTCTTTCCGGTATCCTCTGGCTTCATGATTGCCCGAATTTATACAAAGGATTTTATCTTTGATCGGAGCAAACAACTCGACTGCCTTTTCAAGCTGTCCCATGATGTTAAACTCTCTTGTTTCGATATCTCCAATGGATGACCGGCTGGCATAGTCCAATATATCTCCGTTTAACACGCAATAGGCGTTTTTATGTTCCGCAACATACTGAATGCGTTTCTTGATTCTTTCAATGTCGGAATGCTCGTCCCCGATATGTTCATCTGCGAATGTATGTAATTCCAGCATGGATATATTGCTAGGCAAATCACATTTGATTGCTTTCAATCTGTCATCCCCTTTTCGGCAAATCAAAAAGCAACCCCCGAGTTGAGGATTGCTCTTTGATATATTTTCTATGATACTATTGTAGCACATAAAAAGCGGACATATCGGACAACTTTAATGACTTTTTAAATATCTATCATGCATTTTTCTAATACTATCTTCTGTATTCCCGCCAATAGTGTTTGCGATAGCATTCCATGTCATTCCGTTAATATGTCGCATTGTCATAATCTGCCGGACTAAACTATCATCAATGCTGTTTATGTACCGCATTAACCTGTTATACTCATGCCAGTATTCTTGAATTTTAAGTTGAATTAATGATTTTATGTCGGCTATTTCTGCAACCGTTTTTCCGATCTTGTCACTAACTCCGCTTCCGTGTGGCATATCAGACAATTGCGCTGTTGTACTTTCGGCAATTGCTTTTAGTTGTTCCAGCTGTTCTTCTTTGGCTTTTATTTCTTTGCTAAGATTATACAGCTGCGACAATTCTTTTTTTGTCATCCACATCACCCCTGACATCTTGAAATTTGAATTTCCAGTTTTTTATAATCCGTTTCTTTGTACATCAAGAACCGCAAATGTCGCCATACTGTATCTTATATCCACAATATTTACACGTCTTCATTGCTATCGTCCTTTTCCTTATCCTTTTTCAACTCACGCAGCATGTACAACAAAAATACTATTCCTAAAATCCCGCCTAGGCATATCAGAAACTGCACGAACTGCAATAGCCATAATAGAAACGATGTCATTCTGTATCACTCTCCTGCAACAATTTTTCACATTCCTCATATATTTGATTGCAATGGCATATAGAATATCCTCCGCTACCAAATAAATCAGCTTCTTTTCTTAAAAATTCACCAACTTCATCAATATCATTTGTGGATAACACAAGCGCATCACTGTCTCCGCATTGATCACAATGCAAAATATCATGATCTAAATATTTATCAGTCACATATAAACCACCTAAATGGCTTTCGTAAATGCATATCATTCGGTATCACTCTCCAATCTGTCAAGCAAATCCATATATCCGTTAATCACTCTAAGAAGTTCTATTTCTCCACCAAAATGATTTTCTATGTGTTCATCAGTGTTATATAACGCTATATATAAAAGTTGCGAAATGTTCTTATTAACCAATTCAATTTGAGATTTTTTGTCTATACCAACTTTCATTTTGAATCACCCCTCATATCAGCCCCGCAATCCGGACAGTAATTATATTTTTCTCCTGCTATCGGCTCATGCCCGCACAACGAGCAATACGGCTCGTAATCGTGTGTTTCGTCTACTTTCCATTTCCCACGCTTAACCTCAACCACATCAGCGGTTGGAATGTGTTCGGCATATTCTAATACAGCTTCAATTCCAAAAACAAAATTTTCGTTACCATTCTCTTTGTCATAATTATCGATTCTTATTGGGGATCTTAGCAACGCTTCTCGATCTATGTATTCAGCCATTATCATCACGCTCCCTTTTTGTTTAGCAATTTGCTCCATCTGGTTTTCATTTCATTTGGAATATTTTGCCCTTTGTTTCGCTCACCAGTCCAATGTGTTCCACCGGCAACTCCATCACACACAAAATTACTTGCCTTTAAACTTGCTCCGTTTTCACTTTCAAGAATATATGTAATTATTCGCTCATATCCCATTTCTTTGGCAATTCGGCAACAGGCTCCATATAGCATTGAACACGCATTTTTAGTACCATCAGTACATAATCTATTAATTTCGCACGTCACACCATCGTCTAAATGTCTGCTTACCGGTCTGCCGCAAACTGCACATCCAACAAGCTGATCTTCGTCAAATAGTCCAATAGAGAACTTGTGACCTACTGTAGCTTTATGATGCCTGTGATATTTATTGATAAAATCACTGGCTTGACGGAATGTAATAGGTCTAATATTCATTCTCCCTCACGCTCCCGTAACGATTTTTCCGCATCTTCTCGGGTGAGAAATACGGTTTTGCCTTTTTCAGAATATATTACTGCTATATAATTACCATGTTCGTCATAAACTCTGTAATATTCATCGTCTTTTGGAACACACGGCGGCAGGATTGCTCCGTTTTCGATAAGGTGATCTGCAAGACACGCAATTCTATATTCGTCTGTTGTGTACGGATAAGACCTTAAAAGCTCATTTTCCATGTCAGAAATCAACTCTATCAGCCTATCTCTCATATCATTCATTGTTATCAACCCCGCTTTCAAGCCATTGTTTAATCGAAATCTTTGAGCAAACGATTCCATTTTCCTTAAATTCACCAATTTGGCATTCGTGACATTCATCAGTAGCACAACAACGAGTTAAAACATTTATAATTTCTGCCATTTCCTCAACGCTCATATTTTTAATGCGTTCGTAGTTTGTCATCAGTTACATCCCCATTTCTGCAACATATTGTCCGTAAGTCATTCCGGCAGCACTGGCGCGTTTTGCAATTTCAGTAATACTCAATACCGGCTTTGCCTTTTCCGCTCGCTTTTCGTGTTTTTTCCCCGTTCTCCATTGCTCCGCATATTTCCGTTTCCGCTCTTTTTCAAGCGCTAAATCGCATTCCGGGCAATACCGCTTGTTTTTATATTTCGCCTCAAATTCCCGATTGCAGCATTGACATGTATTGATTCGCATTTAATCATCCGCCTTTCCCGCCCATTGTTCCGCCATCGCTTTTGCGATTCCAGGAAATGTCTTACTTCTCGCTTTTGCTCGTCCGGCTTGTCCTCCGGTTGTTCCCTTGATTCCCTCACACCATCCAATGGCTTTACCTTTGCACTTTTCACCTTGACAGTAATACTTGGGGCTTGGCTTTTGGAGGTTTGAAACACGGCACAATTCTGGTAGGTTTTTTAACCACAAACAAGTACGCTTCTGAACATAGTTTTCTGCATCGTATTCATTTTCTACAAAGAAATACGGATGAATAATCTGGTTTGGCTTTCTCCAATGTGTGTTCATATAACCGACCGGATTTTCAATAGCAATGCGGTCACAATCTGCATTTGCAAATGCAAGAAAAAACCTTGCCGCTTCATCTCGCATAGCTTCACGCTCCCTAACTTTCCATTCAGGATTCATCTTTAGGGAATAATGTCTTGTCCCGGCATTGGATAAATATGTACACGGCGGATGCGCAATTATCATATCCCATTTGCTGTCAATGGTATGCTCTACGCCGTCCATAGTTTTAAATGTGCAATTTCCATTCAACAACGGCAACACATCCTGCATAATATGCCATTCCGGATATCCTCCGGAGCATTCAATAATATCGCAACTGTAGCACTCATGTCCTAATCTCCGCATTTCTTTACAAACAGTCTGCGATTCTTCACACGCAATCAATATTTTCATTATGCATCTCCTATCGCTAAAATTTGCATGATTTTAGCTACTTTAATTTTTATAGTGTAATTTCATTACCAAACACGCAAACGTCTGTTGTACGTTCACGTATAAGTGCTGACAGCTATTCAAACAATATTCCATAATCTTCATAGACAGCTTGAATCAATTCATCCAGTGTATTGTAATCCTCGTTAATGGATTTGAATTGCTCGTCTACCATTGCATTGATTTCATTTAGCTGTTCGGAATACCATCCATATTTGTCAGCCAGAACGATGTTAAACGCAGCCATTATGGAAACTATTGATTTGTGTAATGCTGTCTTGATACCCTTGTTGTACTCGTCAACCTTGATTTTGTTTACTTCCGCTTGCGTGTATATTTTAGTTTTCATTTTGACCGTCCAATTCTATGTATTTATCCAAATACCATCTTGCCTTTTGAATATCTTCCGTGCCGTTTTTCCTTTGCGACCGATAAACATACTTGAACGCATTGCAAAGGCAAAAATCTTTTACTTTTTCAACTCCCAGCACTTCCATCATCACATCAAAACATTCAAATTTTCCGGTTTCGTAATGGCTTGGATGATTTACCATATCCATCATTTTACATTCACCTTTCTCAACTCGCATTCCTGTCCGATATCCGTTTCAATGTTGTGCTTGCATTTTTTACAGCAGTATCGGCAAACTTTAGTTCCGTATTTTCGGTTAACAACTGAGTGATTGCACCGCTGTATCGCGCACGCATGAAACACTTTTCTGCATATTGAGCATAGCTCCGTTGTTTTTTCCATGGCTTAAAACGGCAATTCTCCGTCATCGGAATCGAACTCTTCAAAATCGCCTAAGTCACCGACAGAAAAATTACTTCCTGATGCACTTTCCGCTTTAGGTTGATTATTACCATCCTGCTTTTTCTCTGCAAAATATACCTGATCTGCAACCACTTCAAACGCAGTCCGGTTGTTTCCGTCTTTGTCTTGATAGCTGCGTGATTGGATAGAACCTTCAACCGCTACAAGCTGTCCTTTTTTGAAATACTTGTTGACAAACTCAGCAGTATGTCTCCATGCCACAATATTGATAAAATCAGTCTGTTTATTATCCTTGTCCGCTTGATAATTCCGATCTACCGCCAACGAAAATGTCGCTACCGAAACATTATTCGGTGTCTGCTTGAATTCCGGGTCTTTCGTCAGTCTGCCCATTAAAATTGCTCTGTTTAACATAATTAAATCTCCTTTATCTGGATGTCATGCACCCAATTCATTAATTTTCTTTTGAGGATATATTCCTTTGTCCGAACACCTTTGACATCCTCAACAACGGTATTCCCTTTTTCTTGATACACAAAATCAGCTATGTATGTAACAGACCGTTCTTTGCCGCATTTTGGTATCACTTCAAATTTCACTTGCCTTTGCAGATTTGATATCTCTCCGGCACGCTCCAACAGCTTTAATTCCGTCCAACGCCTTGCTTCCTTTGCCGAATCAAACCGAATGCCGTCAAGAACTATTTTGCGATTGTGGTATTTCATAAAACACCTCTTAACCGATAGTTTTTACTCATGTCCTTTGATACCTTTGAAATATGTGCTCCGCACTTTTCTATCAGCCGTGAAAAGATAGCTTCATCGATTTCCAGTAAATCTGTAAGTAGCATCTCTGTGCTGATCACTGTAATGTTGTCACGGTTTATTCTGGAATTAAGCAATTCAAAAGCAATTGATTTATCTGCATCTGTTTTTCCACTCTTGAACAAATCGTCAATATACAATACCGGGACCGTCTGCAGCTGTTCCATTCGCTCACGATATTGTACTTCATCCATTGTCAATCGTTTCAACTGCTTTGAGTCATCAACCCACGGCATATAGTAGACTTCAAATCCGCTCTTTAACAGCACATTGCAAGTAGCAGCGCAAATGTGTGTTTTGCCGGAGCCTGATTGACCGCACAACATCATCCACGGCTTATTGCCGGATTTTATCTGATTGATGAAAGACTTTGCAACTTTGCAAAAGGCTTTTTGATATTCCGAATTTGATTCAAAATTATCAAAATTCTTTTCAAGAAGCAGTCCCATACCGCTCTGTCTTGTACGCTGTATGATTCTTCGCTGAACAATACAAGGGCATTGTCTTACCGAATAATCGCCGTTTTGATTGATATACGCCACATTCCCTTTGTTTTTGCATATCGGGCAATCATAGTAATTCAAGTTACCCTCACGATCGTTATATGCCTGAACTTGCATTTCGACAATATTAGAACTGGTTTGGGAGCTTAAATTCAATGTTTCCTCCATTTCCGGGAACCGCTCGATTATAATTTTTAGAAAATCCATCTTTTTCTTTCCACTCCTTTACTGTTTTGATTCCTTGATTTGATAGATTATCAAGAATACCCTTGGCGTAACTCCATGTACGCTTGTTGTTATCCACTGACTTCTTAATACAAGCAATGATCAATTCCGGCTCAAATTCATTTGACAAATAATAATCCATGTCATCTGAAATCGTTCTTGATATCGTACCGATATTTTGCTCATAGAAATCAACAACAGCGGCTTTACTGTTATTTTCTTTTATTTTATTTATTTTTATTTTATTTAGGTCTGTTTTCCCGGAATTTGATGCCTTTTTCCCGGAATTTGATGTTAAATTCTCGGAATTATCCGAAAAAAGCTGCACTTTAATAAAGCCTTGAGTATCTTCTTCAGATAAAATCCAAAACTTTTCGTTTACAATAACAGGATTCTTTTTGCCTCTTTCTTTGACTGCATCCTGATAATGCTTTTGTATTCCGGTGGACGTGAGAACCTTGTCCGACTGAAAAAGTTTGCTGTCAAGCAGTGACCGTTTCAATAAGAAGTTCAACATCTGTCCTATTTTTTCACTAGACATATTCAAGTCAGAAGATGCTGTGTATATAAAGTCATCGTCTACTTGCATATAGTATCCGTTGTCTTTGTATACCTCGCATAATATGTAGATATACAATACGATTCCATCAGAGCCATAACGCGCCCTTAAAATCTTAATATTCTTATCACCAAAAAAATTAACATCAAAATAAAAGAAAAACAGCCCCTTCTTGCGAGAAGCCAATATATCACCCCTCTGCCTTTACAATTTGGTATTTGGCAAAGTGTACGGTCTCTCCGTATCTGTTCTTTGCGGATACCATTTCTTTTTTAATCGGGACACCGGATTTTTTTAGATCGGATATCCGACTTGCTAACCTCATAACGCCTAGGTCACTAAGTGCATCCAATGGCGTAATACTTCCGAAATCATTCATGTACTGAACGATTCTTTCGCATTGTGTAGCATTCAACCATAATCACCCCTTTACTTTCCATATCTCGCATAACCTCTTGTCCAGCTTGATTCCGTATACCTTGTATTTTTCATCAAACGTTTTCTGTCCGATCGTGTGTGCTTCTGTGTGATACGCACGTGACAGCGGCAATACTCTGTATCCGAGATGAACAATTTCTTTTCTATCTCTGCCCATTCCCACAGCGTCCACGTGATGCAATTCCGCTTTCTTTCCGCTGATACAGCATTTTTTATGAAGCAGGCAGCAGTATATGTATTTGGATATATCTTCGCATCTGTTTAACAATGTATCATTACACGGGATATCGTGCTTGACTGCAAGCTCTACCAGCCAGTCAATGAATTCTTTTGCCAGCGACATACTGCAATTACTTAGTGAAAACAATTCAATGTTTTGCAATTCACAAAAATGAAGCGTTAATTGCCGTCTTACTGATTCAGTATTAGATGTATCAATTAAATACATCAATTGCAAATCATGAAGCATTGCTTTGTATTCACGTTTGTTTTTTACAGTTGTACAATAGTCTGCAATATCTGATACCATGGCAAATATTTTCTTTTGCTGATCTCTGCTGATTGTCCTGCCGTCATCAAACGATATCGTCACATTTGACATTTGCAAAGCATTCTGTACTCCGCCTATCCTGCTATACGGAACATAGAAGTATATTCCTTTTTCTGATATCTTCTGTGGCGGAGCATTTATCGTAACCGGCATAATCGTTCACCTTACCTTACGTTGAATGCTGTTTTGGCTTTTGCCACACAAACACTCTTTTTCCCGTGTCATTATTACGAATTGCCAATCCTACTATTTTTTTATTTTCAATTGCTATCTTTTCTACATAGAATTTGTCATAGCATTTTCCATTATTGATGTTGCAATCTTCTTTTTTGATGAAAATAAATGGAGATGTGTAAAGCTCTCTTCCTATTCCCCAGTTAAAGCAGGCTCTTTTGAAACTGTCGCTTGCCTCTCCCTTTTGTGCCTCTGTATTACTTTCAGTACCGCAATCAGATTTCCATACCCATTCCTGATAGTGATCAACTCCGCTCGTATTTAGACTGCTTTCTCTGGTCATGTGGCAGTTAATACCGACACGGCAGAATAAGTTACCTTTGCACTCATAATGCTCTCTCATCCAATTTTCTGCGCCAACAGTTTCATCTAAAATATTCATGTCGCACCGAGCATCCTTATATAGCAGAAGCACCAAGCCGTTTTGTTTTACGCTTTGTATTCTTACATCTATTTCATCTGCTGTTAAATCTCTGAATGTCATCGTATCCTCACACCTTTTTTATTTTTAATGGGCATTGTTCGCCACGACAATGTATCGGGTCTAATATCCACTCATTTGTTAATTTGCAAGAGTAGCGTTTGTAATTTTCCTCATACTTTAAAAACAGCCAACACCAACGGCACACTTCATCACCATTTGGAAAGTGGATTGCGACTTCTGTTGCCCCATGTGTATAACTGGGAACTCCGTTTATCAACTCGCCCACTCCTTTACAAAATCCTTAAATTCATCATCTTTCCAAAAGCAGAAATCGGCCTTGTCATCGTATTCGCAATGTCCCTCATATTCCTTCCTAAATTCATCCTCATGACATCTGGCAATGAATTCATCATAGTATTCTTCCGGCAGGCTTTGCAGATATTCCATATTGCATATTCCGACGCACACTGCACATTCTCCGTATATCACTAGGTCATCCGGATATTGCCATGCGCCACATTGCTCACACTGCATCCGGCAATCTTCTTGCATTTCTTGACATTCCTTTCCGTTACTCTTTGTTTTCCTTATTCAGTATTTCTATTTTCCAGTCCCCGGATTGCCAGATTGTTTTGGTTTGGTTATCTTTAAATGTGGCGTTTTCAGATATGACTACTTTTTCTTTGTTTTTCCATCCAAACGAAGGTGATGATATTACGGCTGAACCGTATACCTCGCTGATACTGGCTGAACCGCATACC